TAATATGAATATTTACTGCAGTAGTTGATGCTCCACCAGTGATTGTCTGGGTTGCAGCAATGACCTGCTTAATATCAAACATTGCTACCGTGTTTGCTGCAATGCTTGTAGTTGGGATTAAGTTAACTCCATTGAGCCCGATGGTTACTGTTGAACTTGAACCTGCTGTATTAGATACAACAATGTTTGTTACAACAGCACTTGAACCTGCTGGTGTTGTGTATAGAGTTGTTGCTGTATTAGTTGTTGCTGCTGTTCTAGCCAGCGCTTTTGTTGTCGTAGCCATTATTTCCTACCTTTCGTTTAGAGTGCGCCCATAAGGATTAGGGCAAATTCATCGTTAATACTTCCAACTCCACCAGCGCCAGACATATTTATATCTCCTGATGCTATTACAGTTCCAGTTAGAGTAGGTGCTGCTGCAAATACTAGCGCACCAGAACCTGTTTCATCAGAGATAACTCCCGCAAGTTCTGCAGATGTAGTCGCTGCGAAGACTGATAGTTTATCTGCTGTCTTTGCTAACGTGGCTGATGTTGGAATTGTTGTTGAGTTAATTGTTAACCCATTAACATTGGTTACTGTTGCACCTGAGCCAATAGATGTTGAGCCTAGTGTTGGTGCTAAGTAGCCAGCGGGAGGTGCTGCCCATTCAAGTCCTGATGCCGTTGCACTATTAACAGATAGTAAATATCCACTAGTCGTAGCAACGCTTAACTCTGCTGGTGTTGATGCACCAGTTGCTGTAATAATTGAGCCTTTAGCAGTAAGTAATGTCTTCTGTATAAAGTTAGATGTATCTGGTGCTACTAAGTCCCAAGAGGAACCATTGTATACCTTCATAGCACTTACTACTGAGTTGAAGTAAAGTGCTCCAGTAATAAGAGCGTTGCCATCATTGTCTACTGTTGGGTCAGATGTTTTAGAACCTAGGTATCTATCATCAAACTGGTCATAAGATGCAGCCGCGCTTGTTGCCGATGTTGCTGCACTTGCTGCGGATGTAGATGCATCAGTTGCAGAAGCAGCAGCGCTTGTAGCGCTTGTGGCTGCAGCGGTTGCTGAGTTGGCTGATGATGTTGCATAACCTGCAATTGTTGCTACTGAGTTAGCAGCAGTCGTTGCACTAGCAGCAGCAGATGTGGCTGATGTAGCCGCTGCTGTCGCACTTGCTGCAGCGCTAGTTGCACTTGTTGCGGCTGCTGTTGCAGAGGCTGCTGAACTTGTAGCAGAAGTTGCTGCTGCTGTTGCAGAACTTGCAGAAGCACTTGCTGATGTTGCAGATGCGATTGCAGATGTTTCTGAACTTCCTGCTGATGTGGATGCAGATGAAGCAGATGTTGCTGCAGCAGTAGCACTAGCAGAAGCAGATGTTGCACTTGTCGCAGCGGCGCTTGCGTATCCAGCGATTGTGGCAACAGAGGCTGCAGCAGTTGTAGCCGAAGCCGCTGCTGATGTAGCGGATGTCGCAGCACTCGCAGCGCTTGTCGCTGCTGCTGCTACCTGAGCATCTGCAAAGTCTTTACGTACTGCATCACTTGCATCTGTTGGTGTAGCAAGATTTGTAATCTTGAACCCACCAGCATTAAGGGCATCACCCATAGTCTTGTTAGTTAATGTCTGTGCTACTGCTGCCAGTACTACCGTGCCTGTTGCATTAGGCAAAGTAATTGTGCGGTCAGCAGTTGGTTCTTCAACAGTCAATGTTGTTTCGTGAGCATCTGCAGTTGCGCCTTCAAAGACAATGCTTGCATCTACCCCTGCACCAGAAATGCTTGGGTTGGTGATTGTAGGGGCTGTAAGGGTTTTATTAGTTAGGGTCTGAGTATCTGTAGTACCTACCACAGCCCCTGTAGCCCCGTGCACGCCTGTTGTAGACTCAATGTGAACATTAGCCTCGCGATAGTCACGACCAATAGCCATGTGGCGAACAACAGCACCAGCCGAGTGGGCTTGGGCGGAAGAGCCATCTATGGCACGGGTAATAGTAAAGGTGTTGGTAGATACCGCCGTGGCATCTACAATTTCTTCGAGCGCTGTATCTGGGTCAATAACCAGAGTAAAGGTTGTGCCACCTGAGATGGTTGCACCACCAAGAAGCGCAGGCCCAGACTGAACAACAATCGTTGTTGCACCAGCAGTAACCGCGCTAGTCAGCGTAGATTGCTGAGAGCGTGAGGAGTAATTTCTAGTTGTCATTTATATTCCTATCGGCTGTAGTGAACTCGTGTTGGGTACTGAGTTAATTGCTTTTGTTTTTCTTCATTAAGACGCTGTTGGTATAGTCCAAAAATTTGACGCACTGCTGTATTAGATGCACCAAACGGACGCTTAGAGTCAATCTCATCAGACTGTGGACTGTATTGAGCAGCACGGGCTGGGTCAAGATAAGACAGCAATCTGTAGGCTGCGCCTAAAATAATTACATCTTTAACTGTATTTGATAATCCAGTCTGTGTAGAAAAATCTTGTGAGTTACTTGTAAAAGGTAATGGGTGTGTAGCATACATAGCCTTAACAGTTCTACCAGGAATAATAACATCATGAATAGTTACAGTTTGTGAACCGCTACCCCATGTTGCACTATCGGCCAATGGGTCAAAGGTCCATCTACGAACTCTAATCCATTCTTTTGTTGGACCAATATCTTGCCACGACATAGTAAGAATATTCTCTATGTTTAAATCTTGGAACTCATAAGTTGTTACTGCTGCATTGTAAACAAATGATGTTTGTTTAACTGCATAGATAGCAGAACCAACTGCTTCAATAGTATCGTTAATAGCCTTCTTAATAACATAGCGCGGGAAAATAGGTGAGATAGTAACCTTTACATCCGCAGCATGAGTAGCAGCATCTGTTCCCAGATAGCCTCGCCCGTAGGGGGCGACTGTTGCTGTATTACCAACACGGTCAAACGAATCAACCCACATTAACTCTTCATCAATTTCAAGTACACCTTTGCCTACATTGCTAGTGTCTCCAAGAGACAAGATTGTAGGTGCAGTACTTGGTGAGGTTAAAGTACTAACCGCAGTTCTAAGATAAGTAGAGCGGTCTTGCTGGTATGTGTAACCCGATAGATTGATAAGTACTTCATCAATCATCTGTGTCAATGTTGTTGTCATAGGTCTATGCTCCTTAGTGCAACAACTGCTGATAGTCCAGTAGTTCCCGCTAGTTCGTTACAGATAGCGTTTAACATCTTGTAATTATTAGGCTGACGGCTAGCACTGGCTTTAATATTTAGTGCTGCAATAATACCTAAGCCATTAGTGTCAGCATAGTTGTTTGCTGCACCTTGTTCGGACTGGTATGCATCTGGTGTTGGGTATGTTCCACCATTTGCAAGACGATTTAACTCATCAGCAAATGTACTACCTGCTACTCCTGTTGCCATTATCTAAACCTCGCAGCCTTCTTTGCTATTGACTTTGGTTGTTTTACAAACTGCTTACCCTTTGCATTGCCAGCAGCCTTAGCCTTATTAGTGGCTGCTTTTTCAGATGCGCTTAGCGCAGACCATGCTTTCTTGGGTAGATATCTTTTCTTACCTTTAGATGGTTTGCCATCAGAAGTTGTCCACTCTTCTTTGGTCCATTTTTTTAAGGACTTCTGTGACTTAGCAAGTGCCATTACTTGTAACCGCCTCCTGCTTTCTTATACTCAACTGCAAGCAACTGGGCTTTACGGGCAGACCATTCACCAGGGTCTCCACCTTTTGAGCCTGCTTTAATTTTCTTAAACAAAGAAGCACGCATTGCTGGCTTTGTGTAGTTACCAGCCGCATTAACTTTAGACTTAGCCTTCTTTTTTACCACTTGACTTTATCCGCCCAGTAGGCTGCTGACATTTTGCCTTTGGCAATGTTCTTGGCATGACGTGCTTTAAAGGACTTTTGACGGGCTGTTGGCTTTCTATCGCCAGTAACACCCTGCTGACCAAAGCGAATAGTTTTAACCTTATCGCCTTCTTTAGCCACAACTACATGTGATTTTGTTGGATGACTTGGTGTGCGCTTAGGCTTGTTAAAGCCTGACACTCCTGCTCGCTTTAGTCTAGGGTCTGACATTATCCTTTAACCTTCTTTAAACGTGGATTTTTTTTCTTAGCAGCAGCGCTAGCCTTACGGCTAGATGATGCAAGAATTGCACCTGCTGCTTTCATAGATACATTAGACTTTTTAGCAATCTTTTTTTGGACTGCTTTAAATCCAGGATGCTTTTTAGTCTTCATATTTATCCTCTTGTGTACTTGCCTTTTGAGTCAAACTTATCTGAGCGTGTGCCAGACTTTCCTTTAACAATTGCTCTAGCAACTTCTGCTAACTGCTTATCCCAGTTTTTATCTGAGGCATTAGCATTTGCTTTTGCGGTAGCAGCATTTCCAGGACCGCGTTGCTTATAATCTTGCGAAGCAGCAATGCCAGTACCCAATGCTGTAGGAATATCACGAACTTCACGGGCTACCGTTTTGACTCGCTTAATAACTCCTCTAACAGGGTTTGCCATTTACTTCTTCTTGCCCATTTTCTTCATAGCCATCTTCTTTGCTGTCTTTTTGGCTGTCTTCTTCATTGGCATGCCAGTCTTCTTAGCAGCCTTCTTTGCTGCCATCTTACCTGCTGCTGTGTATGGGAACTCTTGATTTCCGACCATTGGCATTATATTTGTCCTATCTCTTTCATTACCGCTACGGTTGATTTGTTTACTTTATTTGCATCAGGCATTGTGTTTGAGTTGTATGGCTTGCCTAATACTTCGGAAGCCTTTTCGGCTTCACGAATCCTTTGCATTGATGTACCACCAGGTTGTATACCTTGTGCCCTAGCCTCATTGTAAGCATTTAGTTCTTGGTTAAACGCTCTCTGTGGTCTTTGACGACGAGAGTCAGCATCACCTGTACCTAGTTCAAGGGTCATTACCTTGCACCCAAAACATCCTTCTACATATTCAGGATGTGTCTGTATTTGATGTAGGCTCATAGTTCTGTAAAGTTTGCTTCCGTTACTCCTACATTGCCAGCAATAAGCGCTGCCTTAGTAGTATCGTCTACTGTGTAGTTATATCCACCACGATAAACAACTGGATAGTCTGGTAAATCAGAATCAAGTGGATAACGAATTTGCTGGTACTGTCCATTGGTATCTAATACAATAGATATACCACGGTCCAACTTATAAAACTCAAACAGTCTGTGCATGCCAGCAGGGCCTTCTTCAACTGTTGGTGTTTTAAATAACCAGTTAGACATTCATCCTCCTTTAGTGGACTCACCATAAGGCTGGGTTGCCCCAGCCCTACAGTCAATTAACTACTAGAGAGCAGCGATTGATGAACCAGATGTGATTCGGTATAGAGCCTCATCACGGTAGACTGCGAAGCCAAGTACGCCGTACCAACCCATTGGGCGGAAACGCATCAACTTATCAGTTACGTTACCAATAACTACGTGTGGTTCTTCCGCTACGGCTTCTGCCATTGCCTGTGAACCACATGCGATTGTGTTGAATACACGTGTTACTGGAGTTACAGTTACAGTTGTTGAAACTGTTACTGCTGCTGTGTTTGCTGTGTCTACAGTAAATGTAGTTGTTGAACCTGATGTAGTGATAGCAGTAATCTTTGCACCTGATGCGATACCTGTTCCTGCAATCTTGTCACCAACTTCAGCACGTGTTGCAATAACTGCAGATGAAGCAACGCCGAATGTAAATCCTGCTGATGTTCCTGCTACTGTTACTGCTGTTGTTGCTAGTGTTGACTGGTCTGCACCTGTCTTAGCATTGTATAAACGTGATGACTCTACGAAGAACGCGCCTTCGTACTCACCGATTTCTCCAGCCCAAATCTTGCTTGCTTCTGAAGCAGACTGTGACTGTGGGTAGCGCCATCCTAGGTCGCCTGTCTCAGCACGAAGGTCGTGTGAAACTTCTGGGTGAATACCAACCCAGTATGCATTTCCGCGACGGCCCTTAGCCTTGTTGGCACGCAACTTTGCTACAGCCTTACGGATGTCTGCTGAGTCTAGTGTGTCTGCTGCATCTACGTTAGCAACTGCTGTTGCGTTACCTGCGTAGATGTTGTTTGAACCTGAGCGTAGAGTTGTCATTGCAACTGTGTCGATAGAATCGGCTAGGTTGTATGCAATGATGTTAGCAATTGCTGGGTCTACATCTGCAAGTGAGAAGAGTTCCAATGCGCGAGTTACTAGAACTGCGTTACCGTACTCATTAAGTGTTACTGTGATAGAGGTTGGTGTTGTCAGTGCTACTGCATCTGGGTCAACTGTCTCTGTCAGTGTTCCTGTTACTGTATCTAGGTCAACGTACTTCTGTAAAACTACTGTTGAACCTGGAATTGATTGACGTGCGGGGCGCTTATCTGCGACAGAACGAATTAGGGGTTCTGAACGGAGAGCGAACTCGAGAAGGCGGTCATACGCCTTTTGTACGAGACCAGCGCCGCCTACTGTACCGCCGAACGAACCGCTCGAGGTATCTGTATATGCGTTTGCCATGTTTTTTAGTCTCCTTGACTATGAACGGATATTATTGTTGTGATTGAAGAAAAGCAATAAAATCTTCAGCGCTCTCAAAATTGCCATTTAGACGAGCGTTCATATCATTTGCTTTATCTGGCGAAATACCCTGCTGCGTAACAATGTCTTGCTGACGTAATGCCGCAAGATTGTTTTCGTCATTGTTTGACTGAGGCTGATACCCAATTAAATCTCCA